TGGTGAAAATTATGTAACAGATGTTTGGACTATTGCTCGAGACGAGCAAATGACAGCCTTTGATAGATTTGAGCAAGTTATCGTTTTGGATAACGTGTCAGCTGCAATGTCAAAGGGTGATACAATTACTCAGGCAAATACTGGAATTAATGCTAATACAACAGTAACTGGACAAATTACCGATATTAATTCATCTGAAGGTTTTATTCGTGTAAGACCATTTAGCTATTATGGCTTTGAATCCAATGCAGATGATATTATCCATAAGGGCAATAACTACGAAGTTGTATATGTTGCTCGAGATTATGATGCTGATAAACTTGGTGAATCTGCAGATATTAATTCCAGAACAATTTTCTCAAGTGGCAGAATTAAAGAAGCAAAAATTTATGAATCTGGACTGGGATATATTGACAACGAAGTCGTGTTCCTTACAGATGACGATGGAGATATTAAAGCGCGAGGTACTCTTTCAGCGGCATCTCAAGGTATTACATCTGGTTACTCCGCAAGCTTCAACTCTCACCTAAGTGGATATTGGACGAACCCAGAAACAAGTACATTTGAATATTTTGATAGTGGTAAAAAAATTCAAGATAGCGATTATTACCAAGAGTATTCGTATGAAATTAAAGGCACCGTTGCAAGAAGCGATTATGAAGAGCCTCTCAAGCAATTAGTGCATTTATCTGGTACAAAACTATTCAGTGATTTCCAACACAAACGAAAGATGTCGTTTGGTCCATTAGAGGCTGGTGTTGCTCATAGATTTAATCAGATTATTAAGATTGATACAGAAGTTGGTGGAGATCCAATTGTTGGTCCTAATCAGGTAGTTGCAGGTGATGGCGGTGCGTTAAGCGTAGACGCTTCAGATTATACAGCGGATACTACAGAACTTTCAGCTGACATGACTTCCGAGCCGTAAATAAATAGTTAAAAATAACAGGAGCAAAAATGGCAAAGCAGGTAATTAATACGGGTACCGTTCCTGACGACGGCACGGGTGATAACCTCAGAAACGCGTTCGTAAAAGTCAACTCGAACTTTACCGAACTATACGACTATAACGCGAACACAGATAACCAAGCTGGTATTGGCTTAGATGATATTAGCGTAACTGTAGCTGGATCCCCGAATGGTAACGGTAACTTAGCTTATAACAATGGAACTGGAGTTTTTACTTTTACTCCTGCTGATGTTCCGGCAGAGCTTACCGATCTAGGAATTAGCGATGGTTCTGCAAACCAAGTTCTTACAACAGACGGTGACGGAGCCTTTAGTTTCGCAAACGTTACAGGCCTTAAGGCACGCGGAGAACTCGCCGGAACAACATCATCTTTGGCTGATGATGGATCGGCTAACTTAGATATTACAGGGCATAAAGGTTACGCTCTACTTGCGATTGAAGTAGATCGTGCTGCTTGGGTAAGAGTATATACTCATAGTGCAGCAAGATCGGCAGACGCTTCAAGAGCGCAAACAGAAGATCCTGCCTCAGATGCTGGTGTAATTGCAGAAGTCATTACAACTGGCGCATCAACAGTTCAGATTGCACCAGGTGCAATTGGTTATAGCTTTGAAGGTACACCCAGTACAACTATTCCATGCAGAGTAACTAATTTATCAGGAGCAGCTTCAACCGTAGAAGTTACTCTTACAGCTATACAGCTGGAGGCGTAAATGTCATCATTACGAGAATGGATTGTCACTCTTCATAATAAAGAGGACCTCGATGGTTTCTATGAAGATATGGAAACGCCAGGCGGAAATATTACTATTCCAGACCGAATGGTACAATGCCGTGAAAGAAGACTTATTTCTCGTAATACGCACTACATGCTTACTGATGAAGAAGCACAAGAAGTTAAAAACGATCCTCGTGTATGGGATGTAGAACTTGCAGAGCTTGTTGATCTGCTTACAAAGCCGCAAGGGTACACAATTACAGACGGAGAGTTTGATAAAAGTTGGACTGATGATGCAAGCGACATTAACTGGGGTTTGCTTCGTCACACGGAAGAAACAAACCGTAGCAACTGGGGTGCAAATGGAACATCTCTTGTAACTACCGACTTGACAATTACTGCATCGGGCAAAAATGTAGATGTTTGTATTGTCGATGGTCACATTGATCCAGCTCATCCAGAGTTTGCAAAAAATCCTGATGGAACTGGCGGAACACGAGTCGTTCAATATAACTGGTTTCAACACACGAACGAAGTAAGTGGTGGATCTAATGGAACATATGTTTATACTCCATATGTAGATTCTGGAAACGCAAATAGAACAAACGATAATAACCATGGATGCCATTGTGCTGGAACCGTTGCTGGTAACACCCAAGGTTGGGCTAGAGACGCTAACATTTATAATATAAGTCCATACGGTACAAATCCAAACAGCCTTTCTAGTTCACTTATGTGGGACTATATACGTGCTTGGCATAATAGTAAGGATATTAACGAAGCAACTGGCCGTAAAAATCCAACAATTACAAATAATAGCTATGGGTCTGTAATTACTACTGGGGAAGATGGATTTGGATTAGTTACTCGAGTAAATTATCGTGGCACAGATTATAATCCAGGGCGAAACCTTACTACTGCTGAATTACAAGCACGTGGGTTTTATGCACCAGATCAAACAATGACAATTCCATATTATTTTACATCGCGACAAGCTGACATGCAGGACGCAATCGACGATGGAATTATTATTGTAGCTTCAGCCGGTAACGCATCTTGGAAAATCGTAAACAGCACTGACCAAGACTGGAATAACACATTTAATGCAACGTATGGTGGCACTGATTATACATGGTATTTGCACAGAGGTACAGGGTCGGGTGCAGGTTATGCTCCTGTAATTGTTGTTGGAGCAACAAGTAACGATACGCAAGAAGATAAAGCACCATTCTCAAATTGCGGAAATCAAGTAGATATTTACGCTGCAGGCGAAGCAATACAAAGTTCTGTTCATGAAAAATCTGGAGACATCGCAGATCCTCGCGATTCAAATTACAACTTTGATAAGTATCAAGGAACAAGTATGTCAGGCCCACAAGTTGCGGGCGTACTTGCAATATTAGCAGAATCATGGCCAAACATGAAACAGGCTGATGCGCAAACTTGGCTCATAAACAACGCTTCTGTCGACCAAATGCAAGACACTGAAGCTGATGATCCTATGGATACTAATAGTTTACAAGGCGCACCTAATAGATACTTGCGTTGGATTCCGCAAAGACCAGTAAATGGAAATAACTTCCCATTTAAAACTTTATCATATCGTCCAACGTCAGGCATGGTATATCCACGCAGAAGAGTACAACAAACAAAATATGTTGCCGCTCAATCGTTCTCGCCAGATTATACGATAACAGTTACAAACAGCGGAGCAAGCGCGTACACATTATCAGGTAGCGATAGAAACGGATCCATATCTGGAAATAACCCTACACTTGCATTTAACGCTGGTGATAAAGTAAGATTTACTGTTAATGCTTCGGGGCATCCATTTTATGTTAAGACGGCGCAAGTTACTGGAACAGGAAGTACTGCAAGCGGCGTAACAAATAATGGTGCAGAAAGTGGTAATCTTGATTGGACAGTTGGAAGTGCAGGTACTTATTACTACATCTGTCAATTCCACAGTGCGATGTCAAATTCAATCACGGTGAGTTAATATAAATAATGAAAAGGCAAAGGTAAGATAACGAATGGCTGAAACACTTACATCAATACTTAAAACTGATACTGTGCGATTGTTCTACGATGATTTGCAGAACAACAATTACTATGTCTTTGTGTCAGCTATTTCTACATCTGACAATAGGATTAACGTAGTCAATTCCATTGCAAGCAAAAACAACTTTTTAGATAAAGTCATTTTTGGTAAAAAGATTCTAAACTCTGACTGTAAATTCATGATTAAATATTATCCATGGCAAGCAGGTCAGAGCTTCGTTCAATACGACGACACCGTAAGTCTAGAAGGTGAAAGATTTTATTGCGTAGTTGGACCGAGCATTAACGATACTGGTGATTACCGAGTTTATAAATGTTTGTTTAATAACAATGGCGGCAAAGTATCAACGGCACCAAACTTTAATGCAACCACTACCGAACAGATTTATAGAACAGCTGACGGATACATTTGGAAGTATATGTACAAACTCACTCAAGCAGAGTTTGAGGCATATAACGCAGTTGGTTTTATTCCAGTTGTTGACGATTTTGAGATAGCACCTTTTGACAACGATCACACTCCAGAGGATGCAAATAACTATCCATTGGATACAAAAACCGGTTCGGCTATTGACCAGATTTTTGTAGAAAATATTAATTCAAATAGTGGTTATGCTCGAGCAACAGGAACTCTTGTTGAAAGACCAGGTAATGATGGTACAATCGTAATCAGAGGAAGCTTAGAGTTTCCATTAAACGAAATTGCAAACTATTATTCTGGAATGTCTGCCGTAATTACAAAATCAGATGGTACTACTCTCATCTATAGAATATCACGTTATTCTTATGGTGCTGATTTAAACGGCAACGATTTTAACGATGATAATGCAGAAGCAGAAATTCAGTTGGCCGATGGAACAGATCCGTTAGGCGATGGTGTTGGAAACGGTGCTGCATTTGAAATCGTTCCAAGAATTACAATTTCTGGTAACGGAACTGGAGCTGAGGCTAAGCCAATTGTAGAAAATGGTGTAATTACTTCAGTATTGGTATTAAACAAAGGTTCAGGTTACCATACAGTCACAGCAAAGGTTGAAGATCCTTTAGTTGATTTTGATCCAGACAACGCCTTGTCTACTGATGCTCGCGCTGTAATACGACCAATATTATCGCCAAAGGGTGGCCATAACACAGACAGACTTGAAGAATTAGCTTGCCGTCACGTTTTACTGTATGGTTACATTACAGAGTCAGATAACAATCAAATTGGTTCCACAAATAACTATTCTCACCTCGGTGTTGTAAAAGAACCAGAGTGGGAAGAAGCAAATACCGCTGCTGCCGCATATGCGCCAGATGTATTTGATAACCGAATTAAAATCGTAACTGATGATTATGCTTCAGTTACTGTAGATGAAGTACTTACGCAGGTAAATGACGATAACGAAACTTGCTTTGCTGCTAAAGTTCATGAAATTGTACCAGCATCAAATACAGTTTATCTCTATGATTATAATAGAGTTCACGCACCTGTAGGGAATAACGATATTGCACTTGACCCAGATGTAGATTTTCAGAACGAGTCAGGTGTGACAATCTCAATAAATAGTCCTGTAGCGAATAACGTAACAGAATCCCCACTAACACAACGTTCTGGCTTGGTTTATTTTATGGAGGATTTTTCTCCGCTAGATAGAACAAATCAATCAAGAGAAGAATATAAATTGTTACTGGAATTTTAAGGAAGTAAAACCGGATGCCTATTAATACAGATCTAAATATTGCACCATATTTTGATGATTTTGATCAAGAAAAACAGTTTTATCGTATTCTGTTTAAACCTGGCTATGCTGTACAGGCAAGAGAGCTTACTCAACTTCAAAGTATTTTGCAAAACCAAGTCGAAACATTTGGTGACAACATTTTCCAAGAAGGTTCAATTGTAAAAGGGTGCACATTTACAAACCTAAGTAAATTGGAATATGTTAAGCTTACAGATGCAGCAAACTTTGACGTAGAAACATATATTAGTAAAACAGTAACAGAAAATAATGTTGAAGTTGATTATGTTTACGAGCTTGAGGGTGCTGTTACTGGTCTGAAAGCTAAAATTATTCAAGCAGAACGCGGTTTTGAGACTCGTCCCCCAGACTTAAACACGTTCTTTATTAATTACTTGACAACAAACGAAACAAGCAATTATAAAACATTCCAGGCCGGTGAACTTCTTAAGATTAATAGATACAAATATATTGGTGATGCATTAGATACTACTTCACTTAATATTAAAAGCATCAACGTAACTACTCAATCTAATCCAACCGGCAAAGCCTTTGGTATTCAGTCTGCTCCAGGTGTAATTTTCCAAAAGGGTAATTTCCTCTTTACCGAAGCACAAACTGTAATCGTCGAAAAATACAGTGCATCACCTGATGAAAAATCAGTTGGCTTTGAAGTAACTGAAACGCTTGTAACTTCATTGCAAGATGGAAGCCTTTATGACAACGCCAATGGAAGCACAAACGAAAACGCGCCGGGCGCTGACCGCTTAAAACTTACACCAGAGTTGGTTGTTAAAGAAACATCGGTTGCCGACAAAGATGCAGACTTCTTTACATTAGCAAGATATGTCGATGGTAATGCTGTTCAATTGAGAGACGTATCTCAGTACAACGCCCTTGGCGACGAAATGGCTCGTCGTACATACGAAGAATCTGGCAATTATATTGTAAGTGAATTTAAAACAAGATCAGAAAAGCGCGACGATGTACTCAAAGCTGTTGTAGCACCTGGCATTGCATACGTAAAAGGTTACCGTGTAGAAAATGGCGGTGAACAATCATTTACTGTAGATCAAATTGCAAATACAGTCATTGACGAAAACCAACCTGTATCAGTTCACTATGGTGGATATGTTGAAGTAACGGGAATTACAGGTACTATTTCTGGCTCGGGTACGGGAAATCCTGATTTTACCGAAGCAGATCTGAAAGAAGGTTCAACAACCATCGGTAAAACTTTTATCAGAAATCTTACTCAGGATAAAATTTATCTATTTGGATCTCGTATTACAACAGCTGGTAAATCTTTTGCTGACGTGGATCGCATCGACGCAGGTGCAGGTCATGTATCAATCGACGCCGGATCATTAGTACAAGATCTTAAAAGCTCGCCGATGATTTTTAATACTGGCGTATTCAGCGTAAAAGGTACAACTGATATTACAGTTCCACAGCGCGTTTATCAAACTGGTTTATCCTTCAGTGGAAACTCAATTCAATTTAATAACGGCGGTGGTTTATATAATTATGATGTAGATAACTCAGACGTTGTTGTAGTTGATGGCACAAACACAAGCCGTTCAATTACAAGTGCTGTATCTTCTTCAAATGATTCTGTTCTTACTATCACAGTAGGTGGCGCAGCAACAGGCTCAGGCACAACTGTTTATTACAACCGCAATATTCAGCTGACTACTCCTTATAATAAAACTGTTCGTAAGCCATATATCAAAGTTTCATTTGCAGATGGAACAGACAAATATAGCTTAGGTTTCCCAGACGTTTATAAAATTATTAGCGTAGAAGATTCTTCAGGCACAGAATTTACAGATAGTTTCCGTTTGCATTCTAACCAAAAAGATGCATATTATGATATTTCATACATGGAATATATCCCAGGCACGCCAAAACCAGCCAATGGAACACTTACAATACAACTTGGAGTATTCCAACTAAACCCAACAGGTGGAAGCTACTTCTTTACAATTAATAGTTATCCTGTAGACGATGATTCCGAAACATTACCTGCTGATAAAATACGATCTCAAGATCTTCATGTATATCTAGCATCTAATGGTAATAAGTACAACTTAAGAGAATCAATTGATTTTAGACCACATGTTGACAAAGTGTCCGCGGCAGATTATACTAATACATCAGCGGGTTCAGCTCC